TATTCAACAGGACCCTGGGCAGGCTCACGGGTGCTGGTATTTCCACGGATTCCAGGATCGTCAACGCCAGGGCCAAATGGTCCGGACGTTCGGACAAGACCGACTGGCGTGTGAGACTGCAGATACCTGCGGGTGCTTCGGCGTTGCAGAACGCGATCCTCGGTGATGGATTAAGAGACAACAACGAGCTTCTGGCACCATTGAGAAAAAACGATTTGAACGGTATTTTCTGGCCATTGACACCGGCAGTGGTAATACAACATTCCGCAAACTACAACGCCATGGATCAGGTGCACAGCAACTACCCACACCAGGCCTATAAGAACTCACAGGTGGACTCCATGAACATAATCGGAGAGTTTCCCGTGCAGAATTCAGATGATGCCAAACACTGGGTGGCGACCGTGAACTTCCTGAGGACAGTGACTAAAATGTTCTTTGGGAAAGACCAAGACTTGAAAGGTAATCCCCCACCTATCTTACATCTATCAGGTTATGGTGATCACATGTTCAACAAGGTGCCGGTGATAGTGAACACATTCAACGTGGAATTGCGACCAGGTATTGACTACATTTCAACAAAACAAACAAACACACCATACAGAGAACTTACAGGACCAGACGCAGGGTTTGACTTGTCTGCGGAACAGGGAGCACCTCAGACCTGGGCACCCACACTGTCAAACATTTCAGTGTTAGTAACACCGGTGTACAGCAGGGAGTCCATCAAGAATTTCTCACTGTCAGAATTCGCACGTGGTCAGTTGAACGGTAAGGGTACAGACCAGATAGGATTCATCTAATGGCCAAGTATTCTTCCACATCGCCGTATTTCGCCACACCGCAGAACGAAGTCAACCTAGAGACGTTCGTACCGAGGCCTATAACGGCGGAGGATGATGACCAGAGTTACACCATAGAGAGGACATACGCATACAGGCCAGACCTGTTGGCCTATGACCTGTACGGCACACCCCGATTATGGTGGGTGTTCGCACAACGTAATCCAGACCAGATAGAGGACCCCATATACGATTTCAGACCGGGAGTGACCATACAGTTGCCAAAACAGGCCAACGTCAATGCAGACCTAGGAATATAAAATGGCATCCAGCAATAAGGAAATCAATCCATTACACAGTGCCGCGACGTACAACACCATCTTCACGCTGAGCGGACTGAGGGAAACAGAGATAAGGGATCATAGTTTCCTCACCAACTCGCCCCATGACATCATAGCACGTACCGGCGGGATCGGAAACGCCAACGTCAGCAGTGGTGGAGATCCATTTGCCGGCACAGGTGGTACCAATGCGGACGACAAGATAGTCAGGGACGCCTACAAGGACTTTACAGGCAAGTACCAGGACAGCATCAGCATACTGAAGAGAAGCCATGACATGTTCATAGAGAACGTGAACATAACATCCACGGTAGGACCCAACAACGAGAGAAATCTCGCCAACTTCACCAAGATGGAGTTTGAAATACACGAACCATTCGGCATCACGCTGATAGAAAAGATCAGGGCCGCCACGGCACTGAACGGGTTCCAGGATTACCAGGACGCACCCCTGCTGTTGACCATCGACTTCAAGGGGTTCGACGAACACGGGAGACCACTCTCTTTCAACACCAAGGATGCCGGCGGACTTCGCAGGAGGATACCTATCTTGATAGCCCGTGTGGATTTCGACGTCAACGAGGGAGGTGCCAAGTACAACGTGGTGGCCGTGCCATACACGGACATAGCGTTCGATGACAGGTTCAAGTTCCCTAGGACAGATCTACCGGTCGCGACCAATGACGCCCTGGCATGGACGCTCAAGGTACAGGAGCAGTTAGACACACAGATGCAACAGGAGATCGATGAGAAGAAACGACAATTCAAGGACGAATACGTCTTCAAGATAGATCCAGAGGTGATCAAGAATGGAGGGGTGTATCAGTCCGAAGCAGATTCCATAAACACCACCTCCCAGGTGGAGGATTATGCCGCCGGTCCTTTCTCGTATTTCGCCAACAGCGATGCCAAGCAGTTCAAGAGCTATGCCAAGGCCACCAGTTTCACCAGCCTCACGAAATTCTTCGAGGACGCGGTCAGGCAGTCCTTCGGGTACATCAGCCTGGTGCAGAACTTCTGGGAGGGTTACCTGCAGAGCCTGGGTTACACAGTGTCGGCCGAGAGTCCCGACTCCATAAAGCAGGTCCTACGTAGCAAGGAGTTCGCCAACAAGATAGCCTCTGATCCGTACATACCATGGTTCAAGATCAAGTCCACGGTGCAGACCGACACCACGAGGTTTGACAACATCACCAAGATGCACCCAAAGAAAATCATTTATCGAGCCGTTCCCTACAGGATACACGTGCTGAAACTGATGGGGGCCGGCATGAGCGTGAAGGCGGACTGGAGCAAGTACGTGAGAAAAGAATACAATTACCTCTACACCGGTGACAACCTGGACGTCCAAGGTTTGAGGATCAACTACAAGACAGCCTATTACATGCGTAATGTGAGGGAGGCCAAGAGCACCACGGAGACCGGTGTGCTACAGGACATCAAACAGACCATACTAGAGGCATTCGGACAGGAGAAGGATCCCGAGCCCACACTGCCTTTGCGACAGTACCCTTCTATACTCAAGGGCAGGAGCACCACGGAGACAACCAATCTCGAGAACCTCAAAGCCCAGGAGTTCTATGATTACCTCACAAACCCTGAAGCGGACATGATGAAGATCGAGTTGGACATACTGGGCGATCCCGCCTACATCTGCCAGGACGTTTACATGCCGATCACAGATGCGCAGGATGACAAGATCTTTGGTAACAAGGGAGAAGTTTTTGATCAGCAGAATCACAGTTTCAACGCAGACCAGTTCATGCCATGCATTAACCTAAGATACAGGTTACCAGATGACATAGATGAAAGGCAAGGCACAATGTTCAGTGGCAAGAAACTGTTCAGGGACGAGAATCTATTTTTCAGCGGGGTGTACCAGGTGGTCAAGATAGACAGCAGGATGGACCAAGGGCAGTTCCTACAAACACTCACATGCGTGAGACTGAACAACCAATCAGGAGAAGGCTTGCCAATAGATCTTGTTAATTCTGCTCGAAGAGGAACGGACCTCCTATCTGAGGAAGCAGGCACAAACGCCATCAACGGCATCAGGACAAGACAAAAAATACAAGAGAATATCAAGACCAAGGCAACCACAGAAATCAACAAGGTAATTAAAAAAACAAATCTTAGGGGAATGAACAGGTAATGGCATATTTTGATTCTAGGGGATTCACGGATTCACAGGACAACCAGAAGGATTTCAATGAGAAGTACATTGATAGTGATCCGGGCCCATACATTGCCACGGTCAAGACCACAGCGGACCCATTGCGCATGGGTAGGTTGGGAGTGAATATTACAGCACTTACTAATACCCTCAATCCAAAACCAAATCAGATCACTTGGTGCCATTACCTGTCGCCCTTCTATGGTGTGAAGAGCCTGGGTGCGACATCAAACACAGACCCCTACAGTTTCAAGGACACACAACAATCATACGGAATGTGGGCGGTGCCACCCGACATAGACACCACAGTGTTGGTGATCTTCGCCAAGGGTGACAACCTGGCGAACTCGGCATTTTGGATGGGTTGTGTACAGGACCCCATGACGAACCAGATGGTACCGGGAAATGGTGCCACAGATAAAACACGAGTGGCCGCGGACGGTACGGATTTCTCACAGAACAAGCAACAAATTTACGGAACAGACGTATTACCGGCCGGTGAGAAAAATCGTAAATTATTTGACGCAGGTGAAACTGTCTCTAGTGCCAGCAAATGGAATTATCCCATTAACGATATCTTAGCAAATCAGATGACTTCCCAAGGACTGATACAGGATCAGGTCAGGGGAACCACATCATCGTCAGCACGTAGGGAATCTCCCAGCCAAGTTTTTGGATGGAACACACCGGGCAGAATCAGAGCAGACAGTAGGACAAAAAATATAGGACTAGACGGTGCACCGGTGAGGGTAGACAGGGAGACCGGACACAGTTTCGTGATGGATGATGGTGCTGAAGATGGCACGAACCAACTCACAAGATTACGTACAGCCTCCGGACACCAACTCCTGATGCACGATACAGAGGGAGTGGTCTATCTAGCCAACGGTTCAGGCAAAGCATGGATAGAGATGGACAAGAATGGAAAGATCAGCATATATTCCGACAAGGGCATAGACATACGGGCAGAGGGAGATTTCAATCTACACGCAGATGATAATATTAACTTCCATGCAGGAAAAAAAATTAAATTTACCGCTGAAGAGAATGTAGTGCTAAACGCTGAGAAATATGTGTACGTGATGGGAGAGTCTGGAATATTGAACGCATCTCAGAAAGGCAGTGTTAGACATTTTGCCAGGGACGGCATTACTTCCCACAGCAAAGGCATACAGTTCCATAGTGCGGACGGGAGGATTGATTTAGCGAGTGGCAGTCAAGTTCATTTGAACTCTGTTGGTCCAAGAGCTGTTATGGGACCTGGTTGGTTGAAGCCAACAAGCGTCAAAGTAGGAATAAAGGAAACAAAAAAACAAGATGTGATCGCACAACAACCTATGTTAAATGGCAAAGTCAACTACGAGAAAGTAAAAGTTAAAACCACTGTCGAAGGCTTTGTGACACACGAGCCTTACACAAGACCAGCGGGCGGCAGAGACAAGGACGATAGAGCATAGAGTAAATAAAGCATATGGCATACGGAGATTCAGGATCAGGAGACCTATCAAACAAGACGGTGACCTTCAAGGGTTTCAGTTCACGTGCGGACAAACAGAACTTCAAACTGTATGACTTCGAGGTGGCCAAGCAGGACCTGATCAACAGGTTATCAGTGCGTAAGGGCGAGAGGGTTGAGAACCCAGAGTTCGGCACCATCATATATGACGCCATATTTGAGCCATTCACAGAACAACTCAAAGACGCCATAGTGGATGACATAACAGCAAATCTCAACGCAGATCCACGTATCAGCACGGAGGAGATCTTGGTCACGGAAGCGGACAAGGGCATAGCCATACAGGCCACTATAACCTATGTTCCACTGAACATCACAGAGAAACTGCGATTCAACTTCGACGAGAACTCACTACTGCGTCTATCTTAATATACGCACATTTCCTAACACATAAATACCGTTGTAATTACAATGGCCACAACAGATAGACAGAACAGATTATTAGTAGCGGAAGATTGGAGGAAGATCTACCAGGCTTTCCAACAGGCCGACTTCAAATCTTACGATTTTGAAACTTTAAGAAGGACCATGGTAGCATATCTCAAGGAGAACTACCCGGATGATTTCAACGATTTCGTTGAGAGTTCTGAGTATGTGGCACTGATAGATCTTATCGCCTACATCGCACAGGCATTAAGTTTCAGGGTTGACCTTAACGCCAGGGAGAACTTCCTGGAGACAGCGGAGAGAAGGAACAGTGTTCTAAGATTGGCGAGGTTGATCAACTACAACGCCAAGAGGAATCAACCAGCAACAGGAATGTTGAAAATAGATTCAATATCCACAACACAGGATGTACAGGACAGTTCGGGAACGAACCTGGCAAATTCAACCATCATATGGAATGACTCGGCTAACTCAAACTACAGGGAGCAGTTCACTGCGATACTGAACGCGGCAAACCAGACTGGACAACTGTTTGGCAATCCAAGGGAGTCAGGCACAATAGGTGGCATCACCACAGAGGTATACACTTTAAGTTCCAATCAGTTGGATCTACCCATATTCAAGTTCCAGAAATCAGTGGGAGGCGTGTCTAGGTCATTCGAGATAGTGCCCAGCACCATAACAGATTCTGATTCGATATACGAATCATCACCAGTGCCAGGCACGGGATTGACATACACATACAGATCAGATGGATCAGGAGACAGTTCCAACAACACGGGATTCTTCTTCCTGTTCAAACAGGGCACACTACAACAGTCAGATTTCACAGTGGACACCTCAGTGACCAACTATGTTAAACCTTTGGACACATCCAACATCAACAATTCTGATGTTTGGTTGTACAAGTTGGACCAGTTTGGACAGTTGTCGGAGTCATGGACCAAGGTTCCATCACTGTCAGGTAACAATGCGATTTACAATTCACTGTCAAAGGCAGAGAGAAACACCTACAATGTGGTAACGAAAAATAACGACGCAATCGACCTAGTGTTCGGGGATGGCAATTTCTCAAACATACCTCTGGGCAACTTCAGGACCTACTACAGGGTCAGCGACAACGCCAAGTATGCGATACAGTCATCAGACATGCAGAACGTCCAGTTGACCGTGCCATACACGGACGCCAACGGTGCACAGCAAAGTTTGACCATGAGTGTCGGTCTCAAGGCCAGTGTCTACAATTCAGCGGCCACGGAATCCAATGATTCAATCAAAGAGAAAGCGTCTCAGGTCTACTACTCACAGAACAGGATGATCACAGCAGAGGACTACCAAGTGGTACCTTTGAGTGCGTCACAGGAGATCGTCAAAGTTAGATCTGTCAACAGATCAGCGTCGGGCATAAGCAGGGCCAAAGAGATACTGGATCCAACGGGTGCATACTCCAATGTCAGTGTGTTCGCCGAGGACGGAATATTATACAGGGAGGAATCAGTACAGCAGTTTACATTTTCTTTCAACAACAGGAACGACATACAGTCAACTATAGATTCATCCGTTGAAGCGAAACTTAAGGAAGCGTATGCTAGGCAGTTCTACTACCTCAAGTACGGCACGAAGGATGCCAGCACACTCTCGGCAACATGGAATTCCACCACAACATCCACCAACACCAACACGGGATATTTCACATCGGGTGGAGCGTTGGTCATAGGTGATTCAGCCACTTCAAACATGAAATTCGCCAAACCAGGTGCATTGGTCAAATTCACATCGCCAGACACAAGGAAGTTCCTGAACGGTACATTGGTCACATCATCCACGGACAACGCGGAAGACAGGTTATGGGCCAAGATAGGTGCAGTGGTTCTTGATGGAGCCAACGGCGGATTGGGAAACCTAGAGTCAGGTGTTGGCCCAGTAACACTCAACAACATAGTACCGAATGGTGCCGTTATTAATGCAATAATTCCAAATCTTACCACATCTTTCAATGCAACGCTCGAAGCAGATATGATAGACAGGATAGAAGCCTACGAGGAATTTGGTCTAAGATATGACACAGATTCAGAAACATGGAAAGTGATCACTTCCACAAATTTGAGTACCAGTTCAACTTTTAATCTTAATAACACAGGTTCGACCACGGGTACAAATGCGGATGCTAGTTGGTGGTTCAAGTTCACCAACGACGGTAACACATACACAGTGCAGTACAGGAAATTGGATTACATTTTCGAATCAGAGTCTCAGAACAAGTTCCATTATGATGTGGAAGAGAAAATTTACGACTACACCACGGGAAGCAGTGTTAAAGACACGGTCAAACTGTTGAAGACCAATAGTATAGTCTCAACAGGCAACAGCATAGGCTATCCCATCACTTGGCAGGTGGTCGATGTGGTCACAGAGGCAGACGGTTTCCAAGACAACAGGAAAGTGAAAGTTGGTTTCTTTGATGCCGATGATGACGGGGTCGTTGACAATCCTGAACTGTTTGACATATACGTTGAACCCACACTTTCAGAATCCACAAAATTCGTGTTCTTCGAGAAGTACACGTCCTATG